AACTATAGCGTCAGTTGCGACGTTCAGGTTTGTTTGAACATCAACATTACCAGTGACGATAACATTTGAGGATACATAGGCATTTCCCGTGACGTTGAGTTCGGATTGAACATCAACATTACCAGTCACTATAGCATTCGAGGATACGTAAGCGTTACCGATAACATTAAGATCTGTTTGTACATCAACATTACCCGTCACTATAGCATTCGACGATACATAGGCATTTCCGGTGACATTAAGTTCTGATTGAACATCTACATTACCAGTGACTATAGCATTCGAGGATATATAAGCATTTCCAGTGACATTGAGTTCTGATTGAACATCCACATTTCCAGTCACGATGGCATCCGTCGCGACATTGAGATTTGTTTGGACATCAACATTCCCAGTGACGATAACATTTGAAGATACATAGGCATTCCCCGTGACATTGAGATCTGTTTGAACATCGACATTACCAGTGACGACCGCATCCGATAATACATAGGCATTCCCAACGACATTAAGTTCAGATTGAACATCAACATTTCCAGTCACTATAGCATTCGAAGATATATAAGCATTCCCGGTCACATTAAGTTCTGATTGGACATCAACATTACCGGTGACTATGGCATCCGTCGCGACGTTAAGATTTGTTTGAACATCGACATTACCGGTGACGATAACATTTGAGGAGACATAGGCATTCCCAACGACATTAAGTTCCGATTGAACATCAACATTTCCAGTCACTATAGCATTCGAAGATATATAAGCATTCCCGGTCACATTAAGTTCTGATTGGACATCAACATTACCGGTGACGATGGCATCCGTCGCGACGTTAAGATTTGTTTGAACATCGACATTACCGGTGACCACTACATTTGAAGAGACATAGGCATTTCCAGTCACGTTAAGATCTGTTTGAACATCGGCATTACCGGTGATGACTGCGTCCGATAATATATAGGCATTTCCGGTGACGTTGAGTTCTGACTGAGCGTTCAAGTTCGAGGAGACGAAGGCATTCCCGGTGACATTGAGCTCGGACTCTGCGTTTAGGTTCGAGGAGACGAAGGCATTCCCGGTGACATTGAGCTCGGACTGAGCGTTCAAGTTCGAGGAGACGAAGGCGTTCCCGGTGACATTGAGTTCGGACTGAGCGTTCAAGTTCGAGGAGACGAAGGCGTTCCCAGTGACGTTGAGCTCTGATTGTACATCGGTGTTCCCAGTGACCACGACGTTCGATAACATGTACGCATTCCCCGTGACGACAGCATCTGTGAGAACATTCAGATTTGTTTGGACATCAACATTTCCAGAAACATATGTGTCACCTTCAACGTGGAAATCAGTGGATGGTGTTAACGTATTGATACCCACACGGTCATTCACAGTGTCTACGTGGAATGTGTCTGTATCTACGGTGACATTACCCGATACGTACGCTTCACCCTGAACATGAAAATCTGTGGATGGGGTCAATGTATTAATACCGACCCGATCCGTAGACGCGTCGACAAAGAGTGTATCTGTGTCGACGATAAAGTCTGAGTGTACTTGTGCATTCCCCACAACATCTAGATCTGTTTGGGGATTCAATGTATTGATACCGACACGATCCCTGATGGCATCCACATGGAGTGTATCTGTGTCTACGGTTAAATTTGAATTCACATGTAGGCGACCATGTACACGAGCATCAATGAGTTCCGAGGATGGTGTGATGGTGGAGCTCGTCGCACTACTCGTAGTGTGTGCGATGACAAACTCGTCGACACTTTCGCGATACCCCATGGTGACATTTGTTCCGGTACGATCCATGATTAAACCCATATCGGAGGTGGTGTTTCCCTTTCCAATCTCGATGATGGCATCCTTGATAGTTGTATTTTCGGTGTTGATGGATGTGATGGTACCTCTCACATCGAGATTCCCACCGATGATGACATCATCTTGTATGTATGTGTCTCCCAAAACAGTGAGAACGTTTGCACCCTCTTCATCGACATAAAACTTTGTTCCCACATCGAGGGTGTGTATAGGTGCACCATTCGCAACACCCACATTGGAGAGGGTCGTGACGGATGTTTCCGGGTGATTGAATGAGACGGTATTCGAGGTGACACTACCATTGATGACAGCTCTTTCTAGATCGAGTAGGAGAATGTCTTCGGCGGGGACGGTAGAATCAACAATCTCTTTCGTTTCCGTATTGTAAATCAACATCTTGTAGTTTAGATAATCACTACTCTCTCGTTTTCTGATGGGCGTCATGTACACCGCTCCAGGTTGTGTCGCATCAATCTGGACATTACTGGCATTGAATACGATCGTATTTTCACCCTGGTCTTCGGTACAGTTTTTACCAAACCTAATTTTGGTCGAACGTTCGATCGTCGGTGTGTTCTTGACCATTTAATATAATGAGGCATTTTAATTTGCATAGAGGAGACCGGCCATACCATTTTCGATACGGAGAATATTATAGTTGACTGCGTAGATCGGGTCATTGATAGGCATAGTCTCACTCATGATTTTGGCTGATGTGAGGCGACTGAAGTTTAGGGTACCTGTAGGTTGGAGAGAACTTGTCGAGAGACAGAAACAATACAGGAAGAAATCTGGTGACGTCACAAAGTTTGTGTGATAATAATTAGTTACATCGATATAGTGGGGTTTACCCCACCTGTAATTACCAACATCGAGGCCATTAATATTCATTTTTACCTTATTTGTGGGGGAAGTGAGTGCCCCATCTGTCGTCGTATCTGAGGATGCGATATACTTCACGGGATGATTAAACGTGAGATCTTGAATAAGACTTCCCGAAGCGATATTTTTCTGAACTTGTGTGATGAGAAGATCATGTTTTTTTGAGGCGATGTTTCCACGTTCTTCGTTATCGAGATAGAAGTAATTTGCGAAACACTCTACATTGTAGTCGGATGCCGCCGTTGCCCAATGAATACGAATTTCGACATTGTGGTAGTTTAGGGCGACGAGTGGAAGTGCGCACTGCGGTCCTTCACAAAAGAAGAATCTGAGTGGATAAAAATAAGAGCGAGCACTCACACCTGGGTGTGTACCATTCGAACTTTTAGAAACATTTTGAGCGAATGTATCGATGGCGATTTTCTCCGTAAAAATAGCATCTTGTGTGTCTACGAGGGAGCCACCGATATAGAGTTCCACGTGGTCAATAATAGTGTCCCAGCGCTGGATATCGAGGGCTTGGGTGGTGTCGTCTAATGTAAAATACACATAACTGAGAAGATCTCCAGAACGTTCAAATTGAATGCTGGACATCGAATTGTTTTTCACTGCTCCATGGATGGTTTGTTTTTCAATGGACTGTGAAAAATTAGCATGTCGTTTGAATGTTGAACTAAAGAAAGATATTTCGGGATCACCCATGATATATTCATCCTGGGCACCGATAGCGATCAATTGAACAATACCAGCAGACATGGTATACTACTCTAAGGGAAGAAAATTACAAATTGGGTTTTCTACACACGAAACGAAGAATTAAAAAATTATTTTTCACGGGGCTAGATGGTGTAATAGGTACACCATTTTGGTTTCTAATATTTATAGTAAATCGATCAATACTACGGATAGGATTTACATATTGTGCCACAATGGGGTAATTGTCTTTAAAATTGAACGATGTAGTACCTTCACCTATGATACTCGCAAACGAATTTCTCAGCATACTCATCGAACTTTGACCTTCATATACATTTGAAGCTCTATCACTGAAAATTGTATCAAGTTCACTAATGGAAATATAACAGTGTTTCGTATCAACTGTCGTATTAATATTAGTGGCTAATAGTCTAGCCTGAACAACATTTTTTAGTGGGTTTTGGAGATGACATGTGAATGTATTTGCACTGGCCTGTCCAATTGAATCAATAGTTACCGTGTGATACTCATAATTGAGATCTGGAATAGTCTCAGACGGATAAGTTACGAGTGCCATTTATATTAACTTAGATTAAAGATCCACCAATTCCATCCAGGATTTCATACGCAGCAAAATCAGCCACGCGTTTTTGTGCACCACATAGTCCACCAGGGGTGAGACCCTTGCTGTACGCGCTACCTCCCTTGCGACCGGGAGTACATTCAATCTTATTTTCAAGTTCGGATATAGGTTTTTCAGTCACTATATTGATCTTGATAGGTCTGGGCTGGTACATACTGGTATCTCGGACTGCTGACATGATAAAAATAATTAACATGAGCGTACCGATTGATAGGAGAGCGTTACGATTGACCTTGTTAAGGTTGAACATTTATTATAGGTGTAGATTTTTTTAAAGTGCGTTAAAGGTATTTTTTTAGTTTCCATATAGAGAGTAGATGGACGAAGAAATCGTACTCGACAGAGGAACCACAAATGTAATGAAATTAGACGCTGATGAACAGGCTCTCATGGATGAAATCTATATTTCGGTACCACGCCCTAAACCAGTTCCCCGACCAGGTCGGCCCATGCGTCAGTCGGCACCCCAGCAACACCAAGAAGCGATGGATGCTTTCGTGAATCCCAACAAACAATCCGCACCCACTCAGCCCCAACCAGACGAAGAAATTGATTATGGTGAGGATGAGCCCACGTTTTATGATGATGAATCGGTGGGACCAGGTTCCCAGGAAGAACAGCCTTCTAAGGGATACACCTCAATCGACGAGGAGAAGGCGGACCTCATAAATAAACTTGGACGTCTAGAGAAGAAAGGGTTTGCAGTGAACAAGAGACTCAACGCGTATTCAAATGTTGATGAACTTCGATCCGAGGTGAAGCGAATCACCTACAGTATCGATGTGGAACAGTCAGTTCGTTTCTCTCGGAGAATGCTCGTGGCGTGTGTGACCGGTCTAGAGTTTTTGAATAAGCGATACAATCCATTTGAGGTCCAATTGGAGGGTTGGTCTGAGTCTGTCATGGAGAATGTTGATGATTATGACGGGGTCTTCGAGGAACTCTATGTGAAGTACCGCTCCAAGGTCAATGTGGCTCCCGAGGTCAAGTTAATCATGATGTTGGGTGGTTCTGCAATGATGTTTCACCTGACGAACAGTATGTTCAAGTCTGTGATGCCCAACATGAATGACGTGATGAAGCAGAATCCCGACCTCGTCAAAAATATGATGGCGGCGGTACAGAATACAACCAGGGCCCCTGGGGGTCCAGCAACCGATGCACCCATCGGTGGTCAGTATGAGATGCAGGGACCCGGGGTAGATATTTCGAGCCTCATGGGTGGTATCATGATGCCACCCCCACCACCAATGAATACGATGATGAACGAGACTATAGCTGACGATGATCTTTCTGATATCATGTCTATCTCAGGTGATTCCACTGGTGGTGAAGTCAAGGAAGTGAACCTCGATGCAAGTAAGCCCAAGCGTACCAGGCGAAAGAAGAAGACAGAAATTAATCTCTAATTAGTATATAAATGATAGCGTATTGTCCGCTAGAGGATCTGGACCCACCGTCCAGACCAAAGAGGGAGGAGGTACCCATCGTGAGAGATGTCAAGCCTCGGATTGGTCTCGAAGAGACTGAATTAAATTACGTCATCATGGCTTTCATTGCCGGCGTGATGATACTCGCCGTCTCTGATTCCATCAGGGCGTAAATGTATACATTAAGTCTACCATGGGGTCTAAACCCCTGTGGTAAATTTAATTCCCGAATAATATTCCCGCTAATCCATCCTTTATACGTAACACATTGTAGTTAACAGCGTATATATGTATTGGGTCACCAGATCTGGACGCATCAACTGATGCGCCACGTATCATGAGTTTTGCGTTATCAAGGCGACTAAAATTACAGGAACCTGATGGGTGAAATTGTGACGCATTCATACAAAAGTGATACGCGTAGTACCTCGTGTAGACTGGTATATTTCTTGTATTGTCGAATTCAGACGTACCGTATTCCGATTTATAATAATTCTGAATTGTGTGAAAATACATTGGTTTCATATTCTCAAGTAAAGATGTACCATTTAAATGTAGATCTAAACCAGAAAATGTAAAAAAATCGGTACTATACACATCTGTTTTCGATTCAAATCCAAAGAATAAAGATTTCACTGGATGATTAAAGGAACTTATATCAACAGAGTTGTAACCATCACTTGTATTGAGTGGGTACTCTATACGTTGAACCTGTGTGATAACCAAATCCAATTGACGTTTCACGATACTTTCCCTTTCTTCTTTATCGAGGAATACATAGTTTCCGTACACCTCAATCTTCTTTTCATCCTCTGTAAGTTCAAGTATTGGAAATCTTGTCTGATCAAAATTAATTTTTATTTCAACCTGGTGACTCTGAAGCGCGACAAGGGGTAAAAATGCTTTATGATTACAGAAAAAAAACTGAAGTGGTAAAAATCCGGGATTTACAGAGCTCATTTTCGTATTCAACTCTTTCGATTTAGTATATGTATCAGCTAAGTAATTTGGCCATATATCAGAATAATAATCAAAATGCTGTGAGTCCACCTTTTGACCCCCGACGTATAAATCAATTGTCGAATTGATAAACATATTCATCATCTTATTGGAACCCTGAAACCATACCGCATTTATGATATCACCGAGAATGGGTATAGTTATTGTTTCATCTTCATCGTATATCGTTTTGATGAGTTTGGGTGACTGAGAAAAGTTTGTGTGACGGATAAATTTCATTCGGAAGAAGGATTGTCCTTCATCACTTGTCAGGTATATGTCTTGAATACCTTTCGAAACGAGTTGTATTAATGCACCAGACATTTAATAGAAGATCAGATTATAAAAACAGACACTTTCCCTGAGGGAAGTCACTCTTCTTCTCTTCCACCATTTTTCCTTTAATCCTGAAACCACCTTGACGGTACACTTTCATTCGTTTGTAGTACATCGCAGTAAAGATCGACCATGGATCATGTACATCGTAGATGTGGGGCTCATTCTTCTTACCTTTTGTTTCTCTCATGATTCTTCCAATACTTTGTGTGATGTCCGATTTCGGACTCGCTAGAATGACCGTATCCAGTGTCGGAATATCCAGACCCTCGTGAGCCTGACTGAACGTCGCGAAAATGATTTTCTTCTTAGATGATTCCTGGAGGGCAGCCTCTTTCATACCACCCATGTACAAACCGGATGTCTTTGGGAAGCACTGATGAAGAAACTCACAATGTTGTCGACGGTCACTGAGAACCAGTAACTGTCTCGTACCAGACGAAGCTTTCTTGACGAGTTCCACCAACATCTTATTTCTTGATCTGTCCTCAACAATTTGAGTAATCATATTAGGCATAGAGATCTTACCATTTCGCATAGATGGTGGGGGGTTTCTATAATTTGGGGAATCAAACGTAATCTGAAAAACCTCCACCTGTTCCTGATTCTTTCGCTCAACCGCAAAGAATGTGGGGCCCATAAACCAATGAAGTACCTTGGTAAGTCCATCTTTCCTTTCTGGGGTTGCTGAAAGTCCAAATATATGTTTGGGGCACATTCTGAAGAGACTTTGACTGAACACTTTAGCACAGATATGATGTGCCTCATCCACGATAAGTGTGCCAATCGTATCAAAATCTGAGAATGAGTACTCTTTGAGGGAAAGCGACTGAAGCATCGCGATGACAAAATCACATTCAACTTCCTTCTTATTCTGTTGAACAACACCAATCGTAGCACCGGGACAAAACTGCTGAATACGTTCCCGCCACTGATCCGCCAGAAACTGTTTATGGACGACAATCATCGTTCTGTATCCGAGCTTACACGCTATGGCCAAGGATACAGTCGTCTTGCCGTACCCACACGGTAAAGAAAGTACGCCATGCCCCGCTTTAATTGCTGCTGTGAGTGCTTCGTTCTGGTGTGTTGCATCTCTGAGCTGTCCAACGAATTTGGTTTTAATACGAGTGGGTTCAGGTCTCTTGTCCTCTTTGGGTTCCCCAAGTTTAGCAGTTCCGTAGAATCTTGGAACGCACACTCCATTCTTAGCTGCTCTGAAAACTTTGAAAGGTGGTGGAGGGAATCCATAATCCCCATTGACTATAGGTCTTACCGTAAGTTCTTTTTTAATTTCCTGAATTGGACCCTCATTTACCAAGTATCCGGTTCGAGTAAGCATACTTATTTAAAGACGTGAAACTTTAAATGAGTATAAGATGCCTATCGTCGACGTTGAAGAGAACATTAAGAAGATTCGTATGAATATCGAACAGATGACCCAAGAAGTGTTTAGACTTCAGGGTATGCTCCAGACTTTTGAAGGATTCAATAAGGGTGGTCTCAAGACAATTGACCTTCCTAATGACCCTAATCAAGCCACTTCAGAGGAAGAGCTTGAGAGTATCCAAGAGAAGCCCGAATAATTACCAACATTCCACACACCCTTGAAGTCTATGATAACTTCAATTTCATCACCCTTTATAAGAGACTGCACGGGACGTCCTCGGACTTCACACATCACTCTCCTATACCGGAATGGAACTTTTACTGTGAGAACACGACCATCGAGTGGGTCATCTGTATTTTCATTGGCGATAAGATGATTCTTCGAAATGTGCATGCGTTCAATAATGTCTGAACACTTTTGTGGAATAACAAAACGTATATACTTTTTGTTATTAAATTCGTACATGGGTTCGTGTACATTGGCTACGAACTTCATTGGTTCCTGTTACGGTACACGAGAATTAAAACTATAAGTAACATGGTGATAAATGTTATGACTTGTGAAATGACCAGGGGTTGGAGAGGTTCTCTCGTACCGAATTGTTCATGACTTAAGGCTCTCGACACTTCAACAGCTGCCTCAATACTCGAATATGGTGTATTTCTGGGAGACATCATACCACACATCGCAACCTTTGAACACTTCCCAAAGAATGGAAGTTGTCCATGTAAACTGAGTACACCCGACGACTGACTGAACTCCCATTTGTCCCCTTTCCATTCGGCACCCCACCCAATACGAATCATCGTGGGTTCGGGGATTTGAAGTTGTTTGAGGACCTCTGCCTTGAGAGTGTCCGGATCAGTCTTAAGGATTTCTTCAGTTAGATCGCATATGACACATGAAACAGTCTTACCATCCGCGAGAACCACTGGTTGAAGGTTCCACTCAGTGTTAGCCGCAATTTCAAGATCATCTGAAAGATTCATAAAATCATCATAATCTAGAAGAATATTGATAGCACCATAGGTACTCTCCCTCACTTTTTTGTCTGCATCCGATCCCCAATTGTTTCCAAGTACCTTGAGAGCGGGACTGTTATCGAGACATAAGAATAGTATATCCTCAGTGAGTTCCAATCCACCTGAAAATGTAGCTGTAAATGTATCTTCTTCATATTTTATGTCGGTGAGTTCTGTGTTAAATACGAAATTTGCACCAGCATTTATGAGTGCTTGTTCCATCTTATCACACATCACTCTACCCGAGACTGACTGTGTGTGGGGTTTAGACATGGCGACATGATCAAAACTTTTTACGAATTCGTAGGCTGACATCACATCCCAAGTTACACCATCCATGATGAGCGGAAGATGTTCAACAAATGCCCGACCTTTATCTGAGAGGTTTCCCATTGCCTCTTTTAGGGAGATACCCTTGTATTTTCCGGGTTGAGAGAGTACACGTGCCGCGAGGGACATAAGGGCTCCATAATCTGTTACCTGGAGGGACTTAAATAAGAACGAATATACATTCTTATTGACGGGTTCAAATATTTCATTCCAAGAAATACCCATTTCTTTGAAGAGTGATTGTGTATTTACAAACGCACGATCGAATACGATTCGGTGTGCGTGGAGATCTCGGTTTTCACCTTCTGGTTCCCACCACGAACCACCCGCTGATAGTTTCCTGTCATACAATGTGACTTCATGATCACCCGATTTTAATATTTCCCACGCGAGAGACATACCGGTGGGTCCGGCACCAACTATATGAATCTTCATTCTACTTTTATAAGATATATTAAATAAGTCCAGACTTTTTGCGCTCCTCTGGTGTTTTGAGTGCGTATATAACAGACACGAAGATCACAGTCGAGAGGAGAGCGTATTCAATATCTTTAGTCGCACTGAAGGCTATGAGCATGAGAGACATAAACCGAAACACTTTATTGTCGAATAGAACTTTCAGTCTCTCTGGGATCTGAATAGCGTTACCCGAAAAAAGACCCTGATACAAGATGATTAATGAGAAAACAATGGGTTGTGTTTTGATTAACATTTCAGCGGGTCCCGTAACGAATTTGAACGCATTCGCGATTTTAGTCATTTATATAAGTTCAGAAAATAAAAATTTTTATTATGAAGGGACATTTAATTTTAAGCGTTTCAACTTTTCCATAAACTCACGACGTTCTCCAGGTGATTGAATCTCTGTACCATTCGCGATCGCTTCAATCTCTGGCCCCGTGAGTTGTAAGGCATTGACCCTAAAGTCCATGAATGCCTCCATCGTCATTGGGACTAGGGGCTTCACGAGATTGAATATGGCTGTCGCGTACTCTCGAATTTCCTGTTGCGCATGGGCATCCATGCGGAGGTGAAGATAGTGAAGAAGATTATGAAGGTTAATTTTCCAGTAAAATTCCGTATAAGTGGATTGTGGAAGGGTTCCCCGCGCCTGTTCTCGGCAACATCCATTCTCCAAGAGCTCCTCATACACATCAAATGATTGACTCAATTGTTGGGACACTTTGTCGTCAAGATTGTCATTGAGTTTGATAGTACCCTCCGAACCCTGATGATTCACTTCGGACTGACCACGGTATGTATCAGGTTCGTAGTACTCTTTAGGTACTACAGAGTACCGAGCGGATAATTCATTCACACTTGCGGTGCGATGTCGAAGGTGCTGTCGGGCAATGTAGAGGGGCATTTTGATGTGAAATTTGAAGTCGACCATTTCAAAAGGGGTTGTGTGCCAATGGCGTAAGAGGTAACGAATGAGACCACGGTCTCCACGAGAGGTTTTGGTGCCGTCACCATAGGAAACTCTGGCTGACTGGACGATCGATGAGTCCAATTCTTTTTGAGGCATGTGATCCACAAGACGAACGAAACCATGATCAAGGACTT